CAAGCAGCAGCTATTTCGGCAGCAGCATCAGATGCTACATCTAAGGCTAACGCAGCACAGTCAGCAGCTATTTCGGCAGCAGCAGCAGATGCTACATCTAAGGCTAATGCAGCACAGTCAGCAGCAGAAGCAACAGCAGCATCCGCTCTTTCATCTGCAATATCAACAGAGGTTTCAGACCGTAATACAGCAATTGCAGGAGCAGTAAGTACATTAGTAGACGGCGCACCAGACCTTCTTAATACTTTAAATGAACTTGCAGCAGCAATTAATGATGACGCTAATTACACAACAACTATTACAACAGCTTTGGGAACAAAGGCACCACTTGCTTCTCCAGCACTAACTGGTACACCTACAGCACCTACTGCAGCAGCAGATACTAATACAACTCAGATTGCAACTACAGCATTTGCTAAGGCAGAAGCAGACGCAGCAGAAGCCGCAGCAGCATCCGATGCAACCGCTAAGGTAGCAGCAGAAGCAGCACTCAGAGTCTCAGGCGACTCAGCCTCAGTATCAACCGCAGCAGCAGATGCAACATCTAAGGCTAACGCAGCACAGTCAGCAGCAGAAGCAACTGCAGCAGCAGATGCTACAACAAAGGCTAACGCAGCTCAAGCAGCAGCTATTTCGGCAGCAGCATCAGATGCTACATCTAAGGCTAACGCAGCACAGTCAGCAGCTATTTCGGCAGCAGCAGCAGATGCTACATCTAAGGCTAACGCAGCACAGTCAGCAGCAGAAGCAACTGCAGCAACAGCTAATACAGCACAGCAAAATGGAACTACAGCATTCACAGCAATTAATTACAATGATGTTGCTAAGCAAGTTGCAGCAACAACTGGAAATATTGTGACCGCAGCAGCAACAACAGCTATCGCATGGGCAGCAGCAGACTACAGAAGTGCTAAGCTTGTAGTTAAGGTAAAGAACGGTGTGCATACACAGGTATCAGACCTAGTAATAACACTTGATACTGCAAATAACGTAGCAGTTTCTGAATATGGAATTACATATTCAAACGGAACAGAATTGGCTGCAGTAACAGCAGATTATTCTGGAACAGATGTAAGAGTTAGAGTAACACCAGCAAATGCTAACACAGAAGTTGTCGTTGTTGGAACACTGATTAAATAATTAAATAATAAGGTTAAGGGGTTCCTTTAAAAAACCCCACCAAAAACTTAGGGGATATGTGAACTTAAATGGCAACAGTAGATAAGAATTTTAAAGTAAAGAATGGGCTCAATGTCGCAGGAACTGCCACATTTGGGTCTAATGTCGTTTTAGGCGAAACACCCCTTAGATTTGATACAGCAACAAATAAGCTACAAATTCAGCTAAACGGGACATGGGTTCCAATAGCTTTCAATTCAGATATTCCAGATACAGCTTCACAAATTAGTTTTATGGATATTGGTCTAGCTATTGATTATAATGGACAGCCAATATACACAGTTCAGGCAAATGGAGTTACTCCATCTGCAACAAGCAAGTTTGTGGACGGTGGATCACCATCCTCTACAGATGCCGATGTTTCAATGGTTTTTGACTCTGGATCTATATCTTAAAGCAATAAATGATACAATAAGCAGTATAAATAAAATATATAAGGGGTAATAAAATGGCAACAGTAAGATTACAGTTAAGAAGAGGTACAGAAGCTGAATGGGATGCAGCAAACCCAACCCTAGCAGCTGGAGAAATTGGTATTGAAACAGATACTAATACATTTAAATTTGGAGATGGAAGCACTGCTTGGAACTCACTAAGTTATGCTCTCTCACAAACAGTAGACGATTATATTCTTCTAAGCACTAAGGGTGTTGCAAATGGTGTTGCTTCATTGGATTCATCAGGATTTATTCCTTCAGCCCAACTTCCTCCACTTGCCAAAGTAACAGTTAGCGCTGTTGCAAACCAGGCAGCAAGATTAGCATTAACAGCAGAATCTGGAGACATTGCAATTCAGTCAGATACTGGAACAACATATGTTTTGTCTGCATCACCTGCAAGCACTGATGGTAATTGGAAAGTTATTTCAGCAACAGAAGCCATCTCAGCCGCAATTGCAACACATGAAGCAGATACAACATCTGTTCACGGTATTGCGGATACAAGCATCCTTGCAACTACAACAGGAACACAAACTCTTACAAATAAGACTCTTACATCTCCAGTAATAAATACCCCTACTGGAATTACTAAGTCAGATGTGGGCCTTGCAAATGTTGACAATACAACTGATTTAAATAAGCCTGTTTCAACCGCAACTGCTACAGCAATCGCAACAGCAAAAACTCAAGCTGAAGCTTATGCGGACGCAGCTGTAAGTATACTTACAAGTGCTTCACCAGAATCGCTTAATACATTAAACGAATTAGCAGCAGCTCTTAATGATGACGCAAATTTTGCAGGAACTGTTACAACTGCTCTTAGCTTAAAGGCGCCATTAGCATCACCAACATTCACTGGCACAGTAACTCTTCCAGAGTCAACTTCAATTGGTAACGTTAACAACCAAGAAATAGGATATCTAAACGGAGTAACTTCTGCTGTTCAAGTACAGCTAGATGCTAAAGCACCACTTGCCTCACCGACACTAACTGGCACAGTAACTCTTCCAGAATCAACTTCAATCGGTAATGTTAGCAACCTAGAAATAGGCTACCTAAACGGAGTAACTTCTTCAGTGCAGGAGCAAATTGATGCTAAGTTGGCATCAGCAACTGCCGCAACAACTTACGCACCACTTTCAGCACCAACATTTACTGGAAATGTAACACTTCCAGGATCAACTTCAATCGGTGATGTTAGCAACTTAGAAATAGGTTACTTAAACGGAGTAACTTCTGGTCTTCAAATACAACTAGATGCCAAGCAGGCAGTTGTTGCTAACGTTTCAGATGTTGAAATTGGCTACCTTGATGGAGTAACATCATCAATTCAAGCTCAATTAAATACTAAACAGCCAGTTGTTGCCAACGTTTCAGATGTTGAAATTGGTTACCTTGATGGAGTAACATCATCTATTCAGACTCAAATTGATACTAAAGCACCACTTGCTTCCCCAACATTTACAGGAACAGTAACACTTCCTGCAAATACAATTACTCAATCAATGCTTTCAGATGATTCAGTTGGAACTGCAGAAATTATTGCAGCATCGGTAACTAGCTCAGAACTTGCAGTTGATTCAGTAACTGAATCAAAAATTGCAGATGGCGCAGTAACTTCAGCTAAGATTGCAAACGGAACAATTGTAGATGGAGATATTAACGCTTCAGCAGAAATTGCCCAGTCTAAGATTTCAGGCCTCACATCCGATCTTGCTGCAAAAGCACCAATTGCCTCACCAACATTTACTGGTACAGTATCAGGAATTACAAAGACTATGGTTGGGCTTGGATCTGTTGACAATACAGCTGATACAGCAAAACCAGTATCTACAGCACAAGCTACAGCAATTGCAACTGCTAAAGCAGAAGCTATTGCAGATGCAACAGCACAAGTAAATGCAGTAATTGCATCTGCACCAGCAGCACTCAACACACTTGATGAACTTGCTGCAGCACTTGGAGATGACGCAAACTTTGCTACATCTGTAACAACAAGCCTTGGCCTGAAAGCCCCACTTGCCTCACCAACATTTACTGGTACAGTAACAGTTGCCGCAGCAGGAGTAGCATTTACAGATGGCACTCAAACAAAAGCTGGTGTCCCATCACTTACAACAATTGGAACTGAAATCTCAGCAGCATATAACCTGTCAACAGGTGGCCTTGCCCTAAGAGATCAACTTATCCCAGTTGCAGGAACACAGGCAATTACAATACCAACAAATGCAACAACAGCTTTTCCGATTGGTACATCAATTGATTTTTACCAAGCATCAGGAACTGGCGCAAACTTTGTAGCAGCAGATGGTACAGTTACAATTCTTCGCACACCAGGATTAAAACTAAGAACAACACATTCATCAGCAACACTTACCAAGGTAGCAGTAAACACTTGGTTGCTAGCTGGAGACTTGACAGCATAATTAAAAAAAATAAAGACAGGGGCTAAATAAATGGCAAACAAAAGAATAGGTAGAAAATCCTCAGCACAGGATAACTTCTTAGAACCAAGTGCAGTTACTTCCTTAACTGCAACAAATGTGGGTACTGGGCGGGCATATAATAATGGCGCAGCATCTCTTACATGGTCTTTGCCAGCCGCATCACCCCCAGCAACACTTTATACCATTACATCAACCCCAGCAACAACAACACAAACTACTTCTAGCACTAGTTATACATTTACTGGATTAGCAAGTGCCACGGCTTATACTTTTACAGTTGTTGCCTCTAACGCTGCTGGTTCATCTCAAGCAACAACATCAGGATCAATAACTGCTACAACAGTTCCGCAAGCTCCAAACGCATCTGTTTCAACAAGTGCCGCTGGGCCAAGCCCAGTTCCAGCTTCTGGCTTTGACAGAATTACTTTTTCTGCAAACGCTACAGGTGGAAGCGCAATAACTACTTTTCAAATTACTTCTAGCATTCGTGGATCTTTATCTGCTTCTGCAACATCTCCATTTGATACAGCATCTCCAAACTCTGAAACTTATACTGTTTACGCATCGAATGCAAATGGACAGTCTGCTGGCACGACAACTGGAACTGTAGAAACATTTACACCTCCACACTTCCCACCGTTCTTCCCACCGTTCTTCCCACCACACTTCCCACCATTCTTCCCACCATTCTTCCCACCACACTTCCCACCATTCTTCCCACCACATTTCCCACCGTTCTTCCCACCGTTCTTCCCACCACATTTCCCACCGTTCTTCCCACCACACTTCCCACCATTCTTCCCACCGTTCTTCCCACCATTCTTCCCACCGTTCTTCCCACCACACTTCCCACCGTTCTTCCCACCACACTTCCCACCGTTCTTCCCACCATTCTTCCCACCATTCTTCCCACCGTTCTTCCCACCTTACTTCCCACCGTTCTTCCCACCACACTTCCCACCGTTCTTCCCACCGTTCTTCCCACCATTCTTCCCACCGTTCTTCCCACCTTACTTCCCACCGTTCTTCCCACCACACTTCCCACCGTTCTTCCCACCGTTCTTCCCACCACACTTTGTTGGCGGAGGTTGCGCTGGAAACTGTACCCAAGTATACGGATCAGGATGGTCTGGATTCTATACTGGAGGATGTCAATGCGAGTTCTAAATAGTACAGCTATTGACAATAATGTTAAATATATAGTAAAATGTACTATATAATAATTAAGGAGATTAAATGACTGTACATAAATACGCTATGTTAGTTGAAATTGATAATAACAACTATGAAGTTTTTCATGTTATTAGAGTTTCAGATGAGACGCCAGAATCTTTAGAAAGAGTTAACAGGATTGATGAAGCCCTAAACTCTGGTTACACTATTGTTGGCCAAGCAGCAAATGAAAAGCCTGGATTATTAATTGGTAGTACATGGGATGGATTAAATTTTACATTGCCAAATCCTATTCCAGAAGAATTTATAGGAACTGAAGGGGAGTCTGGGGTAAAATATTCTTCTATAGATGGAACATCAACTCTTTCTGGATATACTTTGTTATGCAACAATAAAGTATTTTTTATGATGGCTCCAATCAAAGGCAGCATACTTGATGAAAAGTTTGAAGCTGCATTTTCTGGAAATGTAACATTGAAAAAAATAGATCAAGACGCAAGCGTAACAGTTGGTTACATTTGGGACGGCACAAACTTTACCTACACAGCATAATGTCTAAATGGGAAGAATGGAAAAAAGCCGTAGGTGACACACGCCCATGGCACATATTTGATCCTAATAGGCATGTTTCAGACAATAAGATTGCTGAAAATAGATTAAGTATTTGTAAAGGCTGCGAATTTTATTTAAAAACTACACAATGTTCAAAATGTAATTGTATTATGCCAATCAAAGTTCAACTTGCCGAAGCTGAATGTCCTATGGGAAAATGGGGAAAAGAAAATTTACAATAAAGAAGAGTTGTTTCCAGGACTTTGGGTATATAGAAATGTAATTACTACAGAAATGGATATAATCAATAGACTTGAAAATGCTATATCTGATTCCAAGGGTATGCATACTTGGAAAGAAGCAACAGTCGGATATAGAGAAAAAATGCCTGACTATAGAGACTGTGTAGACTTTAAATGGAAAAAATTTGAAAACCATATTCCTGATAAATACAATCAAGAAGTAGATGCAATTTGGCAAGACGTTCATGATGCACAACTTATAGCATTAAATGACTATTCTTCTTTTTACAACATTGAATTAAAATATTGGGAAGCCATGAATTTTATTAAATACGGTGAAGGACAGCATTTCTCTTATCATTCAGATCACGGATGGTCTTACATATCAACAGTGTCAATGGTTGCATATATCAATGATGACTATGAGGAGGGCGGACTAAGATTTGATAAGCTTGATTTAACTATCAAACCAAAAGCTGGAGACCTATACATATTCCCATCAACATATCTATTTTCTCATGCTGCCCTTCCAGTAAAATCTGGATTAAAATATTCAATTGTTACAATGACTGACTATAATGATGCAACCCATACAGAATCTTTTTATAGACAATTTATGTCTGACAAATCAATGAAAGATGGGTACTGATGAACTTTGATGTTTATAAAGTTTATCCAAATCAATCAGCAAATCTTCAGCCTTTAGGTGTAAAAAGGGAATGGATGGATGAAACATCTGATAAACATGCCTATCATTGTTTTCCAGTAAGCCTTTCAAATACCTTGGGATGGGGAGTTTCTTTTCCAGTAGATATTGAATTTATTTGGGATGGCATATCAGATTCAACAGACACTCACGTTAAAGTTTTAAAAGGTAAGGATTACGTTTCAACATCAAGAGCCAATGCAACAATTAGCTTTAATACAAATTTAGTTATAAAAACTGAAGAAAATGTAAGCATGCTAGCAATGCCAACACCAAACTGGCCAATAGATGGTGTTTGGCCTTTTACAACACTAATAAGCACTTCGTTTTTTAAAGGCACTTTTCCAATTGCATGGAGAATAACAAAGGCCAATGAAGTTATTACTATTCCAGCAAATACTCCAGTTGCATCAATTATCCCAATATCTTTATCTAATTTAAACAATTCAGTAGCAACAATAAAAGGATATAAGGATTTACCAATAGATTTTTTTCCAAAAGAAGACTATGGTAAAATTGTTAGTGATATTAATAAATCTGGAAAGTGGACTGATTTTTACAGAAATGCTGTAGACCATAAAAACAATAAAATAGGATCTCATGAAGTAAAATCGTTACGATTAAAAAATGATGAAACTTCTTTAACTGGACCAGAAGGCTGTGGAATACCCCAATGAACAAAATAATATTTCATTCAAACAAGCATTACAATGATGTCGAAACCGCTCCATGCCCAGCTGCAAAAGTTATTCCTAAGTGGTGGCAAGATGCTGACATATATATAAAAGATTTTTATGGGAATCCAGTTTCTAATGCAAATAAAGACGGCGGTAAAATGCTAAACTTTAAAGCATGTCCAGCTATGCTAGATACATTTACATCTGGATATACATTAGTTACTCCATGTGATATAGAATTTTATGAAAAAAACAATAGGATAAAAGCAAAAGTGCCTTTAAAATTTGATGATTTTGTAGGAGAAAGGCCAGAGTCTACTGGATTTCAAGTTCCCCCTGGTTATGAAAAAAATCATTTTCACTGGTATGCTAACTGGGCTCCTCAGCTTCCAGAGGGATACAGCTCCCTGTACATCCAACCAATAAATCATTTTGATTTACCTTGGCTTACAGTCGGTGGTATAATAGATAGTGATAAGGTTACAACATCTGGGTTGATACCATTTTTTATAAAAAACGGATTTACTGGGATTGTACCTGCAGGAACACCTTATTTGCAAATAATACCCTTTAAAAGGGAAGACTGGGAATCAGATTTGATATTTCATAAGCCAATTGATATTATGCAAAAAGCAATGGAAACATCAGAAATTTTTAGAACACCAGAAGGTGGAGTCTATAAGAAAAGATTTTGGACAAGAAGGAAGTATAAATAAAATGGAAAAAGGATTAAATACCAACAACACCCACGACTACAGATCTCTAGGCTCTATAACACCTTCTGGATTTTTTGGAACGGGCCCAGAAAATATTGTAGAGCTAAAAAACTTTTTAACAGACGAAGAAAGAACAAGACTCACCAACTTTGCAAAAACCAATAAAACATGGGATGTTACTGATTCTCACGTAAATGAGAATGGCACAGTAATCTATGATGCAAATGCTTGGTTTGATAGAGTTTGTACACGCAGGTCTATGGAGATTTCTGCAGATCCATCTATAGTTGACGTAGTTGATAATCTTATATCAAGACTCCAAGTAGAGGTAGAAAAGTTTTTTAATGTAAAAGTCCAGGCTACAGGACCAGCAATTGTTAAATGGCCAATAGGCTCAAGACAAGATCCCCACGCCGATAAAGAGCTTCATGAGGGTCCTGACGCTGGCACTCCAAACGATTTCCCTCATTATGACATAGCTTCCTTGTTCTATTTTAATGATGACTATGAAGGCGGAGAGCTATTTTTCCCAGTTCAAGGAATAGAGTTTAAGCCAGTTGGAGGATCAGCATATTTTTTCCCAGGCGATAAAGGTTATATTCACGGAGTTAGACCAATTATCTCTGGAGGAAGATATACATCACCTTTCTTTTGGCAAATTCTTGAACATACTGGTGACATAAAACCATGAGTCTTGAGTATAAGGAGATATACCCAAAGATATGGGTTTTTAAAAATCCATGGAAAGACATCGACCTATTAACAAAAACAATAATTGATTCGGAACAAAACCCAGAAGGCTCTGCTTTAAATTGGCATGGCTGGTACACCTTTGGAAAAGAAGCTGATCAGTTTAACCATTCAATTGAATCATCTGAAAGAACTGAATTGGAAAAACTTTTCTGGGATGAAATGATTGAAGTTTTTAATAAAACAACGAGTCAGTATGCAGATGCCTTTGGCGTACCAATTGATAGAACAGCAATCGTTTTTGATGAAGGCTCTGGAACTGATGAGCTTATGTGGAAAAGGATGGGGCCATCAATATGTAAATACGAAGTTGATGGAGGAATTGAAGAGTCGGACCTTGCAATGCACGTTCATACAGACTACCAAAGAGACTATCATGATTTTAGAGGATATAAATTTACGTTTACCTGTACTATGTATTTAAATGGAGACTATGAGGGCGGAGGACTTACTTTTTTGGTAGACAATAAAACTTTTTATTACAAACCAGAAAAGGGCGACATTTTGTTATTTCCAGCAGGAGACCCAGATTTTCTTTCCGATGCTGGACAATTTTATATGCATGGAGTTGAAAAAGTTAAGGGCACCCCTAAGTATTTTGTAAGAAACCATTGGGTTAGGTTTTATCCTGGATCAAAAGAATGGCTGGAAAACGAAAAGCTTTATGGTAAAGAAATATGGAAAGAGATGGAAATTGCCAGAACCAAAGAGGAAAGAAAATCTGGAGTTTATCAAACTATAGACTATGAAGAGATGAAAAAGTTAGAAAGGATTAATTTAAATGACATTTAATTTAGAAAATCAAAATAGGATAAAAGAAGATATTGTTTTTTTTGAAAATTTTCTTAGCCCAGAAGATTGCGAAAAAGTTATTAAATACTGGGAACATTCTGTAGAAAAAGGAACTCTTCCGTGGGCACCAATATCATTTTATGACTCATTTGCATCTAACTTGCCAGACGATGAAGATAAAGAAAAGTTTGGTTTATCGCCTGATTTTTTTATTACACTTCAAGATAAAATACAGGAAGCTACAGAGATATGTAGAGGTAATAAAGTTAGACTAGTTAGCTATCATGCACAAAAATGGGTAGAGGGAGCATACGCTGGTTATCATTCAGACAATACACCAATAGACTCACCAGAGTATAATTCTTTTGAAAGAAGCAAGTGGGCAGCATTCCTTTACTTAAATGATGATTTTGAAGGCGGCGTTTTAAACTTTAGGGATCATGATATTTCTTTGCAGCCAAAAACTGGAATGCTAGCAGCATTTGCTGGAGGTCATCACAATATACATGAAGTACAAATGATTACTAAAGGAACAAGAATAACTATAGGATCATTTTGGGATAATGAAGAGGCTGTTTATAGCGAAGAAAAGCAGGCTATGTGGGAAACCGATATAGCAGATCAAAGAAAAAGACAGGCAGAGGACGCAGAGCTTTGGGCAGAACTTAAAGCAAGAGGTGAAAGACTAAAGCCTGGACCAGATCAAACTGCTAAAAAAGAAGTAGCATTGGATATAAAATGACAAAAACTACTGTATTAGAAAACGGAATGATTAGAGAAGAGCTTCACCCGCAAGTTTATTATTATAGAAATGCTATCCCTAATGTAAAAGAATGGCTAGATCTTGTAAATGACTCTGAAAATAATCCTGATATGTACCCTGTATTAACACCGTGGAATCAGTGGGATGTAGACGAAAACAGATCTATGGGGCACCCATATGTTTATGGATATAAAAAATTATGTTTATTAAATAATGTATATAACATAGATAAAGACGTTTCTGAAGAAACAAAAGAAATGTTTATTAAAATAAGAGACCCATTATTTAATGCCATAAGATATGTATGTGAAGATTATAAAAAAGAACAAGGCATAGATAAAGAACTTACCCTATTAGAACAGTTTGGTGTTCATAGATATAGGGCTGGCAACTATATGGGAGTTCATCACGACTCTCAAGAAGGTGACACAAGGCTTCTTTATTCTTTAGTCGTTTGGCCAAATGATGACTATGAAGGCGGAGAGCTTTCTTTTTCTATAAAAGAAGGAGTTTTGACTGCCACAGAACTTTCTTTGCAGGGCGATCTTATGCATCCTGCTAATGAGGGGTTGTACGATTTTTATATTAAACCAGAAGCTGGCAGCATAGTTATATTCCCATCACCCTCACCATTTAGTCATACGGCTCATGAAGTAAAATCAGGATGGAAATACATGCTTCCAATGTTTTGGATCGATCCAACTGGAGAAGATGTTTTGTTTAAGCAAGATCCTAACTGGGAACCTACCTTTGTTTACCCAGATAAAGAAGATTTATTTAAGTAAAAATATCTGGTACAATTATTACAAAAGTTATAAATAGGAGGAAGTATGAAAAGCGAAGAATTATTTGATAAGGTGTATTACTACACGGATGTTATAAAGGAGCCTAAAAAGCTTGTTGATTTAATCGAATCAACAGAATCTGATAAATACTCAAGCTTCATCACCCCCTGGGAAGAGTGGGGTGCATGTAGTGGACAAATGTACATTTATGGATCACACAAAAGAATAAAGTGTTTGTCTTCTGAAGATATAGAAAAAAATATATCCGAAGATGTTATAGATGATTGCAACTATATTTTCAATGAGATATTTGATGGTATGAAAAATGTCTGTGAAGATTATGCTTCAAAAATCGGTGATGATGCTGAGATAATTTTAATGACAGATACAGCAATTAAGAAATACATGCCTGGAACTTTTATGGGATCTCATTTTGATCAGCAAGAGGGAGACAGAAGACTTAGATATTCTATGGTAATGTATCTGAACGATGACTATGAAGGTGGAGAAATATCTTTTAATGTAAAAGATGGAGTATTAACTTCTACAGATGACGCGGCCTCAGAAGACTTTAATAGCCCACTTAATCATGATAGAATTATGTTTCATGTTAAACCAAAAGCTGGAAGCGTAATAATATTCCCTTCAACAGATCCATATAGTCATACAGCACACCTTATAAAAGGCGGATCTAAGTATATGGTTCCTTCGTTTTGGCTTAACACTGGTAAATTCGTAGATGGCGTTTTTATTCCAAACTAGAAAGAGTTAATTATGGCAATGTACGTTTTTCAAGAAATTGCACCAAAGACATTTTATTTTACTTACTGTCTCCAAGAAATTGGAAACTATATAGGATTTTTAGAGGAAAGTGAAAAAAATCCAAGTAACTTAATTAGTCAATGGAATGATACAGAGTACGGATATGAAAAAAAAGTATCTTCTGATTTTTCAAATGAGACAGGTCCTGTAGATACTCGCAGCCTTTTTATAATTAATAACCTAAAGGCAACATTCCACTATTGTTTCAGCCAGTATAAACTTTTTAATAATATAGAAGAAGAAGTTAATCTCAGTACAGAATACTTTGTAAGAAAGCACAATGATGGCCAAGTAAAAAATAACTGCGGAGCAAAAGGTAAATATACTGCTAGACTATACATTAATGACTCTTTTTCTGGTGGAGAAGTTTCAGTACCTGGAAAACCTGGATTTAAACCAGAAGCAGGTAGCATAATCATATCTCCATCAGAGATACAAGTATCTGCAGAACCAGCCAATGGAAACTCAAGATATATTGCCATAGGTCATTGGGTTTAATCAATACCCTCTGATATAATTAAAATATGTCCTACTATTTAGATGTAATAAAAGATTCACCTATTGGCTTGTGGAAACTAGACGAGTCATCTGGATTAGTAGCCTATGACATTTCTGGTTGTGGCAATCACGCATCATATGTTGGTCAGATAGTTAAAATGGGAATGCCAATAGTTTCTGGCGGAGACCATACAAATAAGATTGATTCTTCTAATTATATTCAGTTCACAATGTCAAAAGATTTTTCTGGGACAACTGGTACTGGCGGGTTTGGAACATTCGACACCTATGATAACGACTTCTCCCTTGAAACGTGGATACACCCAAAAACAATAACATCCTTAACTCCAATTTTAGCAGATTCAAACGGCATTGGTTTATATTGGGATAATGGAAACATTGTTTTTAAATTAGAATCTGAAAGAATTGATTACTCTGTGCCAAATCCTAATAAGGCTATACATGTTGTTGGGGTTTACTCTGTAAACTCTATGAGTCTTTATGTAAATGGAGTTATGGTATCTACAAAACAAATTTCTATTAGGTTTACTAACACATCAGTATCTTTGGCATCTGGACCAGCTTTGTCTGGAGAATATTTTTTAATTGATTGCCCAGCCGTATATAGATATTCTTTATCTAAAGAATCAATAATATCTCACTACAACAATTTATTTTTAAATAATGATGAGCAGATAGTTCTACCAGACCTAGGTGAATTATTTAAGGCGGGAGAAAGATATCAAGAAGTGGAAACGAAATATGTTTATCCAGCTCAAGTTTCATGGGATACTCTTATTTATGATAATGATGCACTTTCTTATAGTAAAAATAACAATAGCATTTATTTAAATTCAGGATTCACATCTGGAGAATTTGTAGAAGATATGGTTTTAAATGTTGCAAAAAACTATGTCTCATCTAAGATTGATTGGGTTGCTTCTACTGGAGTATCAGTTTATGTATCTGAAGCTTCTGAAACTGGTCCTTGGCAGATTTGCGTCAATGGATCATCTATTCCAGGCTTCACTCAAGGCTCTAACTTTTCTTCAAATAAGGTACTGTATTTTAAATTTGTTTTTAGTTCTACAGATTCAGATGTGTATTTACCAGAGCTGTATTCGTTAAAAATTTATTTTTATTCTACAAAAAAAATGCTAGGTCACAGCGGAGGTAGCACCCTTTCTATATCTCAACCGACAAGCGGATCTGTTTGGGATATCGATCTGGCAAATGATAGCCATCCTATTAGAATTAGAGAAGGCAAGAACGGAGTAAGGCCAAAATCTTCAGCATTTTATATTGATGCAATAAGCGAAAATAGAAATATTGAAATGATATTTACTCCAAAATCTTTATCTAGTGGTTACCTCATATTTAATAAAACTGGGTCTACAGAAACAGAATTATCATGGGCGGCAGGCGGACTAATAACTAAGTCTAACATTAGCAATATATATATTAATGGTCAGGACGCCTCATCTGCTACAAACATATCTTCATATCTATATATAGGAGAGCCAAACTATATTTTAATAAAAACATCTTCTGCTGTAACTGGGCAAATATGGTTTAATGGCAAGCAGCTTTTGGGAGTAAGGTCTGGAGTTTTGGATGATAATCTTTATCAAAATATAGCATTATATGCAAACCCTTTAATTAGCCACGAAGATCACTACGAGCTCTATGTTGGCAAAGCAGATTCTTCTGCTGAAGGATCGTCCATAGTCCTGACAGAAGAGTCAGTATCTACATACTCTAGAGACAGAATTGTCTTCCAAGCCATATAATTTTGTCAAACTGTACGACAAAAAGCTGGACTTATGTCTACAAGGATGGTAAAATAATTAACTATGGATATAAAAAGAATAAATGCTCAGATGAAGTCTGGAGAAACCAGGCTAGGAGTCTATGTTTGGGAAATGCCTGACGGACGATGGGTTGGCGATGAAGATAATAACTTCTTGTCGATACAATCAATGCTTGGCAATAAAGAAAGAATCGCCTTGCTAGCCTCAGCTGTAGCACACTATGGAATTGATGTTGGTCAGCCTAAGTTTATTGAAGGAAGCCGACAAATTGATGATGAAGAGTTCGAGTATCAAAAGCAAAGATTGAGGTGGGGACTAACCCCAGATCCTTTGGACATTGGTGTTCATAAAGAAGAGATGGCTAGACTGAATGGTGGTAAAAAATGAAAGAATATCAAGAAGACTTATTATCAGACAATGTAGAGATATCTAACGTTGCAGACTGGATGAGATTTAATAATCCTACTAGCCAAAAATCTGACGACCTGTTTGATATAGACGCAGAAGAAGTATTAAAGCTATCAGGGCTTGGAGCGTCATTTAGAAGAAAAGTTTCTAGAGATCTTCAAAAAGCTTTTACTGGTAAAGATGGATCAGTAAGCCAGCAGCTTCAGCATCAGCAAGCAGTCAGTGGATACGCAACATTTGACCTAATCCAACCAGAATATAATTTAGATTATCTGTCAACAATTTATGAAATTTCACCATACAACTATGCAGCAATAAATGCAAAGGTTGCTAATATTGTGGGCTTGGGTTTTGATTTTATTGAATCAAAAAGAACTACAGACACCCTTGAAGAAATAGAAGATGAAAAGCAATTAGAAAGAGCACGTAAAAAGCTAAATCGAATTAAGCAAGACTTACACCGTTGGCTAGAAGATTGCAACGAAGATGAAACATTTAAAGAAACACTTATAAAGTTCTACACTGACATAGAGGCTACTGGTAATGGGTATCTGGAGGTCGGTAGAACGACGACTGGCAAGATAGGGTACATAGGACACATACCTTCCAAAACAATGCGTGTCAGACGCCTTAGAGACGGTTTTATACAGCTTCTTTACGGCAAGGCCGTATTCTTTAGAAACTTTGGAGACACAGAAACTGTAAACCCAATTGCTGGCCAAGAAGATAGACCTAATGAAATAATTCATTTAAAGAAGTACACCCCTAAGAATAATTACTATGGAATTCCAGATATTATTGCTGCACAAAATGCAATGGCAGGAAACGAATTTGCTGGTAAATATAACTTAGATTACTTTGAAAATAAAGCGGTTCCCCGTTATATTATTACAGTAAAAGGAGCAAAGCTTTCTACAGAGTCAGAAAGAAAATTGCTTGAGTTTTTTCAGGTAGGATTAAGAGGAAAGAACCATAGGTCCCTGTATATTCCTCTTCCTCCAGATTCTCCAGATTCAAAGACTGAGTTTAAGATGGAGCCAATTGAGGCGGGATCACAAGAGTCTTCATTTAATATATACCGCCAGTCTAATAGAGATGAAATACTAATGGCTCACAGAGTTCCAATTAACAAAATTGGTACCCCAGCAGGCATAAACCTTGCCGCAGCTAGAGACGCAGATAAAACATTTAAAGAGCAAGTTTGTAGACCAGCTCAAGAAAATCTAGAAAAGAAATTAAATAAAATTATTCAGGAAATGACCGATGCGCTAGAGCTTAAATTTAACGAGTTAAGTCTTACAGATGCAGACACCCAGTCAAAGATTGATGAAAGATATCTTAGATTCCAAGTAATAACTCCAAATGAGATTAGAGTTAGAATGGGAATGGTCCCAAGGGACGGCGGGGATGTTCCAGTAGATTTAGCAGCCCAGGCAGCCGAAGTTAAGGCTCAGGCTAATCAAAGCCGAGCACGTGACCAAGAAAGATCGGCCAATTCTCCAGATAAATCTGGGGAGGGCAGAAATGCAAAGGGAGATGGAAGACAAGTCAACTAGTCCTACTCAACTACTTATTTGCCTTTTGATACAACAATCTCTATAATATATAACATATGATCATAGAAAAGTCACATTGGTCTTCTAATGGAAATGCTATTAATTTATCAGTTCCATTTACGAAGGTCAATAGAGAGAAAAGAACAGTCTCAGGATTCGCAACATTAGATAACCTGGATCAGACTGGTGATGTCGTTACTCAAGAAGCTAGCATGAAAGCGTTCGAAAGCTTTAGAGGTAATCTAAGAGAAATGCATCAGCCACTTGCAGTTGGCAAGGTAGCATCATTTAGACCAGAAACTTTTTATGACCCTGCAACAAAAGAATTTTACAATGGTGTTTACGTTGATGCATACATTTCTAAGGGCGCTCAAGATACTTGGGAAAAGGTTCTAGACGGAACACTAACAGGATTTTCCATCGGCGGAAAGATTATTGAATCAGATAACGAAGTAAACAAATCAACAGGAGCATCAGTAAGGTTTATTAAAGACTATGCACTAGTTGAACTATCAATCGTTGATTCACCAGCAAATGAACTATGTAACATTTTATCTATTGAAAAAGTAAATGGACAAATGATTTTTAAAGGCATCGCAGCAGATGTTAAAATGGAAAATATTTTTTATTGTGCAGAAAGTGATTCTGTATTTATGTCAACAGAATCAGAATACATATCTCCAGTTACTGGTAAAAAAACAGAACTCATTGGATGGGTAGAATCAAACGACGTAAACAAAGGAAAAGAAATAGAGAAGATTCTTGATT